AGTTTCAAAACTTAACTAAACAACAACTTAGTATGGTATTGGGTAGATTAGGTAAAGGTTCTACTATGATTCTTTGTGGAGACCCTCAACAAATTGATTTAAAGTTTGCTAATGATTCCGCTATACATGAAGTACCAAAGGTTAAAGAATCTAAATATGTTTACTCAGTTAATCTATTAGATAACCACAGACATGAATCTTTAGATGAGATACTAAGGTTATTGCAAAATTATGCGTAATGAAAGTATTAATACTTGCTCTACCTAGAACAGGAACATCTACTCTACTTTATAGAATAGCTGACCAAGGTTTTGAAAAAATATCTGAACCATATAATAGACCCTTGCATAAAAATAAATATCCATGGCCTCTAAGATGGGATTCATATAAAACAGATATTGCTGTTAAGCACCTTCTATTTTCTGATAATTCTAATATTCAACAATTACCTTTACCAAAATACACAAAAGATAAAGAATTTTCTATTACCTTGTTTGCAAAAGAATTTGATAAAATTATTTTATTAGATAGGAGAGATTATAAAATCCACTTGGAAAGTTATATAAACTTACATTACAAAATGGATTATGATAAAAAATCGGTACATTTAAAATACAAGTATGAAGAGATACCATCTGAATATATTAATAATTTTTTACAAAAGAAGAAGCAAGTAGATTTGATTGAATCAAAACAATTACTTAAAGAACTATCTACTATTCTTAATATACCGATAACTTGGTATGAGGATTTATATGGAGAAGATAGAATCAAATCTTTAGAGATAATACAAGAATGGGCGATACCTAATATAGATTCTAATCTACTCAATGAACGATTAGACCCACAATTTAGATATAGACAGTTTGGTGACCCAACAAAATTATTTTAAAATAATTCACTTTCGGCTTGGATTTCTCATTTATTTTTCGTATATTTACTATGTAAATAATTAATAACACTAAAGATAAAACCTATGAGTAAATTTGAATTGTGGCTTGATGAAGTTAATCAAAAGAGAAAAGAACATTGGGACAAAAACTATTCCTATAAACCATATACTCCCTTAACTGTAAAAAAAGGACAGAAGTATATGAAACTAATAGATGAAGGTTCAGTATGGGCTTTTGTTTCTATGTGGGAGGGTGTTTTCAAAGGTACTCTTGTTTGTAAAGGAGATTTACTTAAACCCGCTACTTGGAGCCAACCGGCCAAACATTCACGAGGAAACATCTTTGATGGAACTGATAAGTGGAGTTACTTCGGACCAGAATACCTAAAATAAAAATCACAACCTATATCGTAACAGTATGGACCAGTAGCTCAGTTGGATAGAGCATCTGCCTTCTAAGCAGACGGTCACAGGTTCGAATCCTGTCTGGTTCACCAAAAAATAATTAAGAAAAAGCTTGTTTATTCCAATTATTTTTCGTATATTTACTATGTAAATGAGTGATAATTAAACCCTTTAAAACCTTAAAAATGATAAAAGAAACACACATCGGATTAGTAAAAATGAATGAGAGTAAAACTGAGTTGTACGGCGTTCAATATATGTTATCTAAGTGGGAAAGAAACTTAGGTGATACTTTAAATATTGATGGAACTAAATGGTTAGTTGGTATGATTGGTGATACTAAGAACGATGTAATATCCGCTCTTAATATGATTATTAAGAAACAAAATTCTATAATCAATAAGAAAAAATACCAACAGAAAAAAGAAGAAAAGTTCATTATGAATAATATTCTTAATAATGTAATGAAAGAATTAAACCTTTAAAATATGATAAAAGTAAACGATAAAATAAAATTTGAAAACAAGTATGGACAAATCCAAGAAGGAATTGTTACCGATAATAACTACCAATGTGAATTTGATGCAGACCTTAATGGTTGTATTAGAGTATCAGTAGATTATGGTAGTAGTATAATAGGAACTGTAAACACACTAATAGATAAATCACAAATAATATAAATCTTAAAATTATGATAAAAACAATTAAAAGTAAATTACTAACTTACCTTTTCAAAGATTGGGTAATGAATGAAACTGATTTAGAAACTCTTAAAGTATCTAAACAATTTATTAAGAAAAGAGAAATAGAAATAACAGGCCATGTACCAGTAATGGGATTTAGGTCTCACATAAAATAATAAATAAAGTAAAATAAGTACGAAAATATTTGGTAAATCCAAATATTTTTCGTATATTTACATAGTAAATGAGTGATAATATTAACCCTATAAAACAAAAAGTATTGAAAAAAAAGATAGTTTACATCGATATGGATGGCGTATTAGTTGATTTCGGAAAAGCAATTGAAGATTGGTTTACTAATCATCCACATTTAAAAGAAAGATATGAAAGTTTTCCTGACCACATTCAAGGATTATTCAGAATAGCTCCACCAATGAAAGGAGCGATTGAAGCCGTAAAGAAATTACACGAAAGTGGTAAGTATGAATTATTCATTGCTACTTCAGCTCCATGGGGTAACCCACAATCACTTACTGATAAAAGATTTTGGTTAGAAGATTACTTTGATAACATCTTCCACAAAAGATTGTTCACAACACACAGAAAAGATTTATTAATGGGTGATTACCTTATTGATGATAGATTAAAGAATGGTGCTGGTGAGTTTAGTGGTGAGTTGTTAAGATTCGGATATGATTGGGAAAACGATAACAAACCAAACGAATATCCAAATTGGGATAGTATATTGGAAAAATTATTATAATGAATAGAAAAGAACAAACAGAAAAATTCGCATTAGATGGAATTAAACTAATAATTCTTATCATAGCGGTACTATCAGTATTCGCATCTTTTGTTAGTTGTACAGTACCAGATGATGATATATTAGTATTAGAAGAACCTACATTAGATATAGATGGTAGATTACCGATGGATGGTAATGGGTATTATCATTTAACACTAAACCAAGATACAAATCAAACAATACATACAGTAAGTGGTACTGTTGATAACTATTATTCTAATGAACCATTAAAGGTAAGTTGGGATAGTAATCTTACTTGGACTTATCAAGGAGAGGATGTAAGTACATCTAATCAAGCATCTTATGTGGTTGATGGTAAGGTTCATAATGTAATAGCACCAATCAATACAATGGTAGGAGATACTCTTATACTAACAGGTACTATTAGAGAATATCTTATTACAGATACTATAAAGATAGTTCTTGAATGAAAAAAGATTTCATAGAGTTTCCATTAGTACCCATAACCAAAGAAACTTTTGAAAGACAAGAGTGGGAAGAGTATAGTGAAAAAGATGGATATGATGAAGAATCAGGCGAACCACTTTATCACACATATTATGTATTACCTATTCCAAAGGATAATCCTGAAGATGATTGTGTTACTCTAGTATCTAGTTCAGATGACGAATATGAAGAGTTTGGTATAAAGAAGGGAGAGTTTATAGTAGAACTTGCAAATTCAAATGGATTGGGGTTTTGTATGAACGAAGAATCTTTGGAAATATTATATAGAGCATTAACAGGTCTTGAAATTGAACCTGACACAGAATGACACTTTGTCATGTTATACCTTGACAAAACTGACAAAATGTCATACTATACCTTGACAAAATAAATTGGTACGGATTTGGTACAATAGATAGTAAATGTATAATTAAAAAAAGGAATATTATGTTTTACACAATTAATGAAAATTTCGTAGATAACTTTTTTAAGGATATCTATACAACAAAACCAACTGATAGATTGAATTCACAATTTGAAGCAACAATATTAGAAGATGGTAAACAACAAGTTACAATTAACACTATTGGACATAATCCAAAAGATATTACAGTAGATGTTACTGAAGAGGAAATTACAATCAAATCTAAAAAAGGAGAAGCTACTTCTTCTTTTGTTAAGGAGATTGATTTAGTATTAACAGTTGGTACTGATTACGATGGTACAAAAACAACTGCTAAATTTGATAATGGGTTACTCACTCTCCTCATTGATAAGAAAGTAAACAAAAAGGCAAAGTCTTTAAAGATTTCTTATTAAAACTCAATTAATCAAAAATAAGAAAAGGGGATTAATTTCCCCTTTTTTTATATCTTAATATTTATACTTATACAATAAACTATATCAAATGAAAGATATTTACAAACAAAAAGTTTCAAACGTACTAGATTCATGTGTAAACAAATCTAAAGTAGTAAAAGAAATGGTAACAGGTGAAAGACCAGCTGACCCTAAAACAGCTAGTACTTATTTACAACAAATTGAGAAATCACTCGAAGAAGTCAAGGAATTTATTGAAAGGGGGTAACTCTTTATGAAATTTAGAACAATATTATTGGGGTTATCCGCATTATTTGTAGCGTTTAATGCTGCGTTCTTTTCGGTAAGTGGATTATCGAAACTATTTGCTGGTGCATCTTTTTCTGTAATAATAATGGCAAGTTCATTAGAACTAGCTAAACTTATTACTGCAGGATACCTTTACAACTATTGGGAAAAGATAAACAAATCATTTAGAATCTATCTAAGTATTGCAGTAGTTATCCTAATCCTTATAACATCATTAGGTATCTATGGATTTTTAACATCTGCATTTCAAGATACATTTAATCAATACAGTATAAAAGAAAAACAATTAGCATTCCTAGAACAGAAAGAACAGTTTTGGGGTGATGATGTAATAAGATATGATGAAGAACTTAAAAGAATTTCTACTAACATTGGTACTCTTTCCAATGCTAAATCTCAACAAATCCAAGTACGAGACACCTCGGTGGTTGGAGGCGTTAGAACCACGATATCAACTTCCGAACTTAGGTTGGCACAAAAACGTATCGAAGTTGAAGAAGAGAATCGTAAATCTGTTCAAGCAAAAAGAGAAGTAGCATCTGATTCATTACAATCAATTCAGTTAAAGATATTAGATTTAGAATCAATGGAAGGTGTATCATCTGAATTAGGACCACTTGAATATCTTAGTGGATTATTAGATAGACCTATGGACCAGATTATTAATTGGTTTATTCTAATCATTATATTTGTATTTGACCCTCTTGCAGTTGCTCTTGTAATCGCTTTTAACAACGCAGTAATGGTTGATAGGGGAATTGTTAAAAAAGATAAAGTAATTCGTAAGAGAAAGTTATATGATGAAGTAGATGAAGTAGATAAAGAAGAGGAACTTACAGAACTACAAAAAACATTGTTAATGGATGTAGAAGATGATGATAGTGATTCATTTGATGAAGCTGATTTAGATAAAGATGGAATCGTAACCGAAGAAGAGGAACGAATATTCTATGAACAAACTGGATGGAAAAACTCTTATAAAGGAGAACCCTATTATCATCATCCTTGGTTTGATTGGAATAAAAAAGAAAGATGGATTAATGATAGAGGTGCAATAAGCTATTGGTTAAATCATAAAGGAGGTACTCAAAATTCATTAGATACAATAAAAAATCAAATTAATAAATCAAAGTATCCTGATAACTTTGATTCAAAAACTTATTAACATGAGTGTTACAATCACAGATAGAGCAAAGAACCAACTAGTACAAAGTTTAAAAGAAGAAAATAAATCACCCGACACTCACCATCTTAGAGTTGGTGTATTAAGTGGTGGTTGTAGCGGACTTCAATACTTTATGGAGTTTGGAGAAAAATCAGATACATTAGATGGAGATAAATCATTTGATTTGGATACTATAAAACTTGTAGTAGATAAACAATCTTCTTTATATCTGTATGGTTCACAATTAGATTATTCAAGTGGATTAAATGGTAAAGGATTTGAATGGTCTAATCCAAATGCACAAAGAACTTGTGGATGTGGTGAAAGTTTTTCACTATAAAGCTTGTATAATTCAAATATTTTTCGTATATTTACTTTGTAAATAAAACGTAAAACTATATATTATGAATTTAGGTTATGCCTGTATCAACATGACTCTTGGTAAAAACAAACCAAAAGTTACTACTAATCGTTCAATGATTAAACGTACCTTCTTAGAGAAAGGTATTGATTATGCTGGTGAATTATCTTTACAAAATGCTAGAGATTTATTCACTATACTAGAATGGAACAATAAACACAATATAAAATGTTTCAGATTATCCTCGGATATATTTCCTTGGGCTTCTGAATATGGTATTGAAAATTCTCCATACTATAAACGTATTGAAACAATACTACAAGCTTGTGGTAAATATGCTACCGACAATGGTATTCGTATTACATCACATCCTGGCCCATTCAATGTACTAGTATCTCCTCGTGAGCACGTTGTAGAAAATACTATTACTGATTTATCATTACATGGTAAAGTATTTGATATGATGGGATTATCTCGTACACCATATAACAAACTTAATATACATTGTAATGGTGTGTATGGTGATAAGATTTCCGCTATGGATAGATTCTGTAAGAACTTTGAGAGATTACCAGAATCAGTACAAACAAGATTAACAGTAGAGAATGATGATAAAGCATCTATGTACTCAGTAAAAGATTTGATGTACATACATGAACGTATTGGTATTCCTATTGTATTTGATTATCATCACCACAAATTCTGTACTGGTGATTTATCAGAACAAGAAGCTTTAGAGTTGGCAATATCAACTTGGCCTAAGGGTATCAAACCAATGGTTCATTATTCAGAATCAAAAAGATTACACGAAGGTGATGAAAAGATTAAAGTACAAGCTCATTCAGATTACATCAATGAATTACCAAACTTATATGGTAACGATATAGATGTTATGGTTGAGGCTAAGGCAAAAGAATTATCTATACTTCCATATATCAATTCAAATAAATGTGAGTATAGTGGATTATTAAATACATCAAGTTATGAAAATTAAACAACACTTACAGAAATATATTGGATGGTACTTCTTAGTAGCATCTATATGGATGATGTTTCAAGAAGGATATGGATTCGAAGGATTCCTTATTTTCTTTTTAACCATTTTAAAAGTACCACCATTCGATTTGGTTGGTAGAGGATTTGATTGGGCAGGTAGAGTTGGTACAAAGTGGGGATTGAGAATGAAAGCTTGGAAAGAAAAACAAAATAAACCAGTTCAGGTATTAGTAACAATAATCGCTATTATTGTAATCATACTAATCGTTTGGTTTATGCCAGAATGTGAATTATGTTAAAAACTAAATTATGGATAGAGCAAAACGATTACAAAAATCAGAATCAGCAAGAGAGAAAAGAAAAAAAGTTAAAGAAGTTGTTGATACAGTAGAAAAAAGAAAACAAGCTGATGCTAAAAATCTTAAAAAGAAATATAAAAAGATTAAAGAAAGACATCACGATAATAAAATTTAATTAAATAATATGATAACATTTACAGAATTAGAAATCAAAGTAAGAAATTGGGCAATAGAAAAGGGTATTGATAAACCTGAAAATGCACCAAAACAAATGTTAAAGGTAATGGAAGAAGTAGGTGAAACTGCTGGAGCATTACTGAAAGGTAAGGAAGATGAAATCAAAGATGGAATTGGAGATTCTTTCGTAACTCTTATTATCCTTGCACAACAGTTAGGATATTCACCAACAGAATGTTTACAATTAGCATACGATGAGATTGCTGATAGAAAAGGTAAAACAGTTGGTGGTGTATTTGTAAAAGATGAATAACATGAAAAAATCAAAAAAAGTAAGACAGTATAGAAGTAGGCAGGGTAGAAGTGATAAACAATATTCAGACAATTTGAAAGTATTGACAATTGGATGTTTAGGTTTGGGTGGTATTTTAATTTGTATGATTATATATGGTCTAATAACTAATGGCTAATACAAATAGAATATTAGAAATAGTAGTGGTTCATAAAGGCCCTCGTAAAAACTCAAGAGTTATAATGGAAGTATTTGAGAACACACGAGTTGATGATATAATTACTACCACAAAAAGAAAACCACTTATACCAAAAGAAAATGAAATACTTGATATAGGAGTAGGAATTTCTTTTGTAGAACGATATAAAAAGAAATATAAATTAAAGTAAATTGAGCACAAAAAAACATTTAGTAGTAATCGGACATCCTGACCAAAAATCATTTTGTTACAATGGTATATTTAAAACTATTGTAAGACAAATGAAAAGACACAAAGAAGTGTTTGAAGTTATTGATGTGTATGATGATAAACTACATCGTGATAGAACAGAGTTAATTAAGGAATATAAGAGATTGGTTACATGGTCAACTCACATTTACTTTGTATCACCTGTGTGGTGGTTTAGAATGACTCCAAAGATGGAAACATTCTTCGATGAGGTATTCACTCCAGGATTTGCATATAAATTTGTTCCTTTGTTTGGATACTATGCTTATCCAAAACCATTTCTTAGTGATAAGAAAGTTAGAACATATATTACACATGGAGCACCGATGTTACCTGTTGTTACTTTATATCTTAATTCAGTTAAGTTAAGATTAGTAATGGGAGTATATACATTTGTATTTGGATGGAAACCATCAAGGTGGTTTAAAACAAAACAATTCTGGTCTGTACCATTTGTTGATAAAAAGAAAAGAGCAAAATACTTAAGAGTAGTAAAAGAGGATATTAGAAAAGATTTAGGACTTTGAAATTAAGAGAAAATCAAATAGAACCAGTAGCAATTGGAGTTGAGTTTTTACGAACTCCAAAAATGAAACCATCGATTATCGTAGCACCAACTGCTTTCGGTAAATCGATTGTTATTGCTGCAATCGCCAAAGAACTTGGTGAAAAGATTTTGGTTCTACAACCATCAAAAGAGTTATTAGAACAAAACTATAATAAGTTCGTAACACTTGGTGGAACTGCATCAATCTATTCAGCATCAGCTGGTAGTAAAGAAATGGGTCGTGTAACATACGCAACGATTGGTTCGATAATCAATATTGCACACGAGTTCAAACAAATGGGGGTCAGTAAAATCATCATAGATGAGTGTGATAGGTATCCAAGAAACAAATCAGGACAGTTAAGGAGATTTGTAGATGGTATGAAAGCAACTCATGTCCTTGGTCTTACTGCAACCCCCTTGAAATTGCAAACGAATATGGGAGATACTGGTCCGTATTCTAAATTAGTAATGTTAACGAATCGTTCTAAACATGGTGTATTTTTTAAGTACATACTTCATGTTTCACAGATTCAAGATATTGTTAAGTTAAACTATTGGAGTAAGTTAGAATATCAATCATATGATTTCGATACAGGTGCCTTAGTTTATAATTCGAGTGGTGCTGAATATACACAAGATTCTATTGCTCGTTCTTATGAGAATCAAAACATTGGTGATAAGATTGTAAAGAAGATTGCAGAAGTACAAGATAGAAAATCTATATTAGTTGCAGTACCAACGATAGAACAAGCTACTAATCTTGCAAAAAGAATACCACAAGCAGCAGTTGTACATGGTGGTACACCTAAAGAAGATAGAAAAAGAATCATAGAAGAATTTAGGAATCAACAGATACGAGTTATTGTACAAGTAAACGTACTTACAGTTGGGTTTGATTATCCTGAATTGGATTGTTTGATTACAGGTAGACCAACCGCATCTATATCTTGGTGGTATCAGTTTGTTGGTAGAGGAACTCGTATTCACGATGATAAAGAAGATTGTTTAGTTGTAGATTTTGTAGGTTCAGTAGAAAGATTTGGTAAAGTAGAGGAACTATATTATAAAGATACTGGTGGTGAAGAATGGGAATTGTTCGGAGAAGGTAAAAAACAAATTACAGGTATTCCAATGCATGAAATAGGAATCCACTTAGAGGGTGGTATCAATCTTGCAGAAAAGAAAAACGAAGATGGTGATATAGAAAAAGTTTATATGACCTTTGGAAAGTATAAAGGTAAACCTGTTGCATCTATTCCACCATATTACAGAAAGTGGATGGTAGATAATATTACTTGGGGGCCTTGGAATATAAAAATAAAACAAGAAATAGAAAGATTAGCTAATATAAAATGATATTTGATTACTTAGTATTAATAGATTTATGGAATGATGATGTTATAAAAAGACATAACTATAAAACAAATGGTTTGTGTGATATTATATTATCTGATAAAACAATATATAAATTACTAAATAATTTAAATTCATTTGAATTCAAAAATATAGTTATATCAAATGCAGGTGAACAAAATTATGATGAATATCCTCATTATTTAATTGATAGTTATATAAAAGAAAATAATATTAATTCATATGTTCTTAATAAAAGAGGAGAAGAATATTATGGAATGAAAGATTCAGATAATATATTTAATGTATTTACTGAAGATGATAATATTTTAGTTGGAGGTATGGATTGGGATATGTGTGTACATACTAGGTGTACTGGATTATTAGAATTAAAAAAACGTAACTTTAATATATACAGCAGTCCACATATTTGTATTAGAGATGATGAATTTATAACTACCAATCATTTCAATTCCGATGAAAGAATAGAATGGGATAGTTTAGATAATAATACTTTTAAAGCAAAAAAATTAAAATGAAACAATTTGAAGATACATACAGACCATTGCCAGAAGGGTTAACAATAATGGGAAGTGCAATTGAAGGTTTGGGGTTAACTGCAGAGAGAGATTTCTCAGCTGGAGAAGTATTTGGTGAAACTCATGTATTCTCAGTTTCAACTACAAGAAGAGAATGGGTACGAACTCCTCTTGGTGGATTTATCAATCATAGTGAAAATCCTAATTGTTATATCAGTACCAATACAGAAGAAAGAATATTACACTCTATAAGACCAATAAAGGCAGGAGAAGAATTAACAGTATATTATAGGTTTGAATCCTATGATGGAATGACAGCATAATATGAATAGTTTAGATTTAAGATACCAAGGGATATTACAAGATATCTTATTAGAAGGAAAAGAAAAGGGAGATAGAACCGGTACAGGTACTATATCTGTATTTGGTAAACAAATTAGACATGATATGAGTGAAGGGTTTCCTTTACTAACCACAAAGAAGATGGCAGTTAAAACTATGATGACTGAATTGAAGTGGTTCTTAAAAGGAGATACTAATATCAAATACTTAGTTGATAACAATTGTCATATTTGGGATGGAGATGCGTATAAAGCATATTGTAAAGCACATCCATCAGAATATCATGATGATATGTTTACCCAAAAAGAATTTATACAACATATTAAAGAAGATGAATCATTTGCATCTAGTTGGGGTAAACTTGGACCAATCTATGGTAAACAATGGAGAGAATGGTCACCAGTTGCAGGTGAGATAAACAAAGGTGGTAAAGACCAAATCAAAGAACTTATTGATAATATAAAGAACAATCCTGATAGTAGAAGATTGATGGTATCAGCTTGGAACGTAAGTGAATTACCTCTAGTAGTTCTTCCTCCTTGTCATTATGGATTCCAATGTTATGTAAACGATGGTAAGTTATCTCTAATGTGGAATCAACGTTCAGTTGATACATTCTTAGGGTTACCATTTAATATTGCATCGTATGGTACTCTACTACTCTTATTATGTGAAGAAACAAATTTAGAACCAGGTGAACTGATTGGGAACTTAGGTGATACTCATTTATATAAAAATCATATTGAACAAGCAGAAGAACAAAGATTACGAAGTTCTTTTACATTACCAACAATAAAATTTTCTAACGTAGATATTTTAAAAGGAGAATGGGATTATGAAATAGAAGGATACAAATATCACCCAACAATAAAAGCACCATTAAGTAATTAAAATGAAAGATAAGATAGTATTTCTTTTATCGGTAGGTATAATCGTTTTACTTGGAATGTTAATAATAGGAGATTTTATTATTTCTTTAAAAGAAAACAGACCAGTAGATGAATCAATTATACATTTGATACAAATATCAATTACAGGTATAATAGGAATATTGGGAACTTACTTTGGAATGAAAAACAAAAACAAATAAATTATGGCAAATCCAATAATATGTATTGAAGCAATTAACAATGTTAAAAAATCAGTTCAAGGGAATGACCCAAGAACTTGGATGAAAGCATGTGCAATAGAGACCTTATTAAAAGGTAAAAGTGGTAAACATTTTAAAAATTGTTTAATAGGTAAAATGGAATCTACTGCTCAACATATAGAAAATCCAGCAGGTTATGCTGATGAACTATATAATGAAATTAAAAATAAGTGTAGTTAAGATGGAAGATAAAAGATTATACGAGATTAAGATTCAACAACTCGAAAAAGAAAATAAAGAACTTAAATTAAAACTTGAAAAACAAGAATTAATTAAAGAAGGTTATAAGGAAGAAATTTCTAAGTGGAATAAAAAGTACAAAGATTTAAAAAAACAAATAACAAATGGATAAGAAAGAAATTATAGAAAGAATAGTGGAACTAAAGTTAGTAAAACCACAAACCCAAAAAATTAAATTAGAAATCCAAAAGTTACAACAAAAACTAAACAATGATTAGAACCGCAGAATGTGTATCACCGATGCACCCAGACAAAATGTGCGATAGAATATCAGACACATTATTAGATTTACATTTACAACAAGACCCAAACTCACGAGTAGCAATTGAAACTTGTGGTGGTATGGGAGAAGTTTATATCACAGGAGAAGTTACTTCAAATGCCGTAGTAACAAGAGAAAACATTGTAAAGGTAGTTCATGATGTAACTACTGATGATACAATTAATGTTATCATTAATATCAACTCACAATCACCAGAGATTGCTAATGGAGTTGATACTGGTGGAGCAGGTGACCAAGGAATTATGATTGGTTATGCTTGTAGAGATAATAAACAATTTTTACCACAAGAATATTTCTTATCAAGAGAACTTAATAAGCACGTATTTAGTAAATATCCTTACGATGGTAAAACTCAAGTTACTATGAATGGTAACTCACTTAGAGTTGTATGTTCATTTCAGAACGCACCATCAGATAAGTTACAACAATTAGTAATGGAATACTTTGAAGATTATCCTGAATATTTTATTGAAGCATTACATTGTAATCCTGCAGGTGATTGGAACATTGGTGGGTTCACTGCCGATGCTGGGTTAACTGGTAGGAAGTTAGCAGTTGATAATTACGGCCCAAGAGTTCCACTTGGTGGAGGAGCATTTAGTGGAAAAGATTCTACTAAGGTTGATAGAAGTGCAGCTTATATGGGAAGAAGAATTGCTGTAGATATTTTAGAACAAAGACCAGAGGTACAAGAAGTGATGGTTCAACTTGCTTATGCGATTGGATATGACCAACCACTTCAAGCAACTGCAATCGTTGATGGAGAACATGAATTTATCAAAGGATATGATTTATCACCTAAAGGAATAATTGATTTCTTAGAACTCACAAAACCAATCTTTGGTGATTCAGCAGCGTTTGGACATATGGGTGCAGGATTTAATTGGAAATAAATTTGGATATGTTAAATAATTTTCGTATCTTTGTATAAGATAATATGAAAAAAGGAATAATATTTTGTGGATGTTCATTTACCTGGGGACAGGGGCTATGGATGTATTATGATAAAGATATCAAAATACCAATGTCAATTGAATATACAGGTGGTAGGGATACCATGGATGTGGAGTGGAAATGTGTAAGAGTTCCTGAAGAAGCATATGAACTACATAAAACATTAGGATGGCCAACTAAAGTTGCAGAATATTTAAATGGAACTCCTATTGTAAAAAGATACAATGGTGGAAATGATAATGAATCTATTCGTTTTATAGATGAGGTTTTTGGTAATACTGATATTTCAACAAATAAATACAGTATGGTAAAGAAAAACTATGATATAGATGATGTTGATTATATTTTCTTTCAAACAACTCAACCATATAGATGTGATTTTGAATTTAAATATAATAACAAAGATTACAAAATGTGGTCAACTCCAAACTTACAGAATTTTGAAAGAGTATCTGAAATGGTATTTGTTCAAGGCCACGGTGTTCAAGAAAGACAACATTCTAAAAAAATAGGAGAAAGAATATTCATTGATTGGTTAATTGATAACAACTATACCTTTGATGATTTTGAAAAGATACATACAGAACAGGTAATGGATAGAGTTGAATCTGTTTTAAAAAAATACTCAGAGATGGGTAAAAAAGTTTATCTACTAAATTGGACTGGAGATTATTGGAAGGCAATAAAAGATAGACCTTTTTTAAAAAATATCCATATTCCTTTTAACTATAAAGGATTTACTTATAATTCTATTCATGAATTGCAAATGCATTACACTAATACAGAACAACATTGTTCTGGAACTAAATACTGTGAGGAGTGTAAGGGTGTAAAGATGATGATTGATAATGATAAGGATGTTATACCATTTAATAGAAAAACACATAGAGATGAACATCCATCAAAACTATGTCATGAGATAATAGCTGAAAATATAATTAACAAACTTAAAGATGAGTAAAAAATATAAAGTAATTTTAATTAGTGGGGGATTTGACCCTGTACATAAAGGTCATATCGAATGTATCCAAAATGCTAAGAAGTTAGCAGAACAAGTTTGGATAGGACTTAACAACGATAGTTGGTTAAGGAGAAAAAAAGGCAAATCGTTTATGAAAGAAGGAGAACGAAAGTTTATAATGGAATCTTTAAGAGATGTAGATTATGTTTATATAATGAATCCACTTATACATGGAGATGATACAGCAATTGATTTTATTGACCATGCAAAACATAAATGGCATACTACATATAGTGATGATATAGAAGGTAAAATGGCCTTTGGTAATGGTGGAGATAGAACAGAAACAACTACACCAGAGAATGATGTATGTAACTCATATGGAATAGATTCAGTATGGGGATTGGGAGATAAAGTACAATCTTCATCTTGGTTATTAGAAAAATATTTAAACATAGCAGAATAATGAATATAGAAAAATTAGTAAAACAATATCCAAACGATATGGAATTGGGAAAAGCAGTACGAGATATATACAGAAAAAATCAAGAGTACTTTGAAAAACATAAAGATATTAAAATCTTTGAATCACCAGATAAAGGAATAACAGTTTATGAAAGACCTTTTGGTGGAGATTATACAACTAAAAAATTAGTAACAAAACAATTAAATTTATTCGATGAAACTAATTAAAGACCCAAGTAAATTAAAATCGGTTTTAGAATATACACCGATGACACAGGAGCAAATAGATAATATTTCAAAAAAATTAACAACCGAATTAACTAGACATGGTGGGTTGGGATTATCTGCAAATCAAATAGGTTTAACAGATAGAGTTTGTTTAATAAACGTAAAAGAACCATTACTATTAGTTAATCCAAAAGTTGTAGAAGTATCTAAAGAAACAGTTGTTTATGTAGAACAATGTTTATCGTTAGATAAGACAATGAAAAAACCAGTTAAAACTTTAAGACATAAATCATTTACAGTAGAGTGTGATAATTTAGGAACAGTTATATTTTCACCTGATATTGAAGAAGGAAAAGAATGGAAAGATTCTGAGGAATTTTTTGGAGATGAAGGATTACTAGAGTGTGTATGTGCTCAACATGAGATAGACCATCTTAATGGAATCCTTATAACAGATTCATCAAGAAGATACACTACTACAATTAAATCTGAAAAAAAATACGGTAGAAATGAAAGAGTGATGGTAAAATTATCGGATGGTTCTACTCAATTTATGAAATACAAGAAAGCAGAACCTCTGTTATCAGTAGGTGCTGAAATCTTATAATTAAACGAAAACATGGGAAAACTTATATTTAGCTATACAGACAAAGACTTTATTGAGAATAATAGAGAAGCAAGTAAAGTAGAACTTGATGTACCAGATGATATGGACATTAATGAATACAAGGTTGTTTGTATAAGAATGGCCTCTGCAATGGGGTATGGTAATAATAGTATCAAAAAATCATTTGGTGATTTGGTTTATGGAAGTGAAAATAAAAACGAATTAAAGGAACTATTAAATGAGCTTAACATCACAAAGAATACACATAAAAAAACTTAACGATAGATTGTTAACTCAAAATGTTGTTATGCAAACTCTTATAGATATTATAATAGATAGTGGAATAATAACCGAAGATGAACTAGAATCTAGGTTAGAAAAAAACATCGAAAGTACTCAACGTATTCTTGATGGTTTTGAAGAAACCTCTTCAACTGAAGAAGAAGTTATGAGTGGGATGTATTATGGCCCACAAGGAGAAGCCTAAAAATTTATTACTTTTTGCTTGGATATATGGAATTTTTTTCGTATATTAGTGGAATAATATGTTTAATTAAAGGGGAGACCTTATGAAAAGACAGATAATATTTACGTTAGTAGTTTCACTACTATCGTTTGGAATGATTGATTCCGCAGTAACAAAAGATAAATCAAACAACATAGAAACTATGTTAGTTGATTTAGAAAAAGAAAGAGAATTAGAACTCAAAGAACAACAACGTATAAGTGATTCTATTATAGAACATCATAATTTTCAATTAGAAAAATTCTTAGATGCTATTGGATATAGAGAATCAACAAATAGATATGATGTTGTAAATCGATGGGGATACATGGGTAAGTATCAATTTGGAAGAAGTACTTTAAAAGGATTAGGATTCAAAGTAACTAAACAAGAATTTCTAAATAACCCACAACTACAAGAAGAAGCAATGATGGCTTTATTACTACACAACAAAGAAAAATTACAAAAGTACATTGATGTATTCGATGGACAAACTGTTAATGGAATGTTAATAACAGAAAGTGGTATATTAGCAGCTGCACATCTTGGAGGACAGGGTTCTGTAAAACGATACTTTAAAAATGGAAAAGTTTTTAGAGATGGTAATGGAACAAAAATCACATCGTATATGAAACAATTTAGTGGATACGATATTAAATTAAAACCAAATTCATGATAGAATTATTAACTACCTATAATATTATTATAGGAATTTCAGTAGTCATAAATATACTACTACTAATAGGAGTTCGAAACCTATTAAAACAAAACGAACAACTCGAAGATAGATTAGTTAAAACTACTAATGATACCATACAGTCTGTTGGAACTGCTCTCGATAAAATGAGAGAACTTGATAATAGAGAAGTATTTGAAAAGGATGATGAAGTAGGAGTAACCTTCTTAGAATTAAAAAAAATTGTTGAAACCTTAAATAGAGAATTATAATATGCCAAGACCTAGAAGAAAAAAATCCAAGATATACTTTGGAACACCTGCTCAAGAAGCTATAGTAGAATATAATAACTCAACTGACCCTATTGAAAGGTCTAAAATATATGAAGAAAGAATCAAATATCCATTCGAAAAACTTGCAGAAAATGTTCTTAATACATTCAAGTTTACTTATTTCGATGTACCGAAAAAAGATGTCCAAACAGAAGTAGTTTCTACAATGGTAGAAAAAATACATATGTTCAAAGAGGGAAAGGGTAGAGCGTTTTCTTACTTCACTATTATTGCAAAGAACCATTTGATTTTAAAGAATAATGGTAACTACAAAAGATGGAAACAGAATAATCTTCTTTCACAAATGCCAGAAACATGGAATCCTGAAAATGATTTTAATGAAGTTGAAGAAAATAATGAATTTAAGGAATTCAAGCAGATGATGTTAACTTATTGGGATAATAATTTAAATTCAGTATTTACAAAGAAAAGAGATTTACAAATAGCAGATGCCATATTAGAATTATTTAGAAGAAGTGAACATATAGAAAACTTTAACAAAAAACATTTATATCTACTTATCAGAGAAATGACTGATTGTAAAACTCATTATATTACTAAAGTTGTAAATGTAATGAAAAAGCATCAGAAAAAAATGTTAAACGATTATTTACATCATGGAGAATTGATTGTTGATAAGAAAGAAACATTTTGGGAAGATGATAGATATATAGATACTGATTATTTATAGGAATGAAAATAAAATATGTTATAGGAATAAGTTGTGGATATCACGATTCAGCTGCCTCTTTGGTTAAAGATGGTAAAGTTATCGCTGCTTGTGAGGAAGAAAGATTCACAGGTATAAAACACGATTCTTCATTTCCACATAATACCTTAAATTGGTTTTTTGATAAATTTAGTATTTCCAAAGAAGATATATCTGAAATATGTTTTTATGAAAACCCAATAACAAAATTAGACAGAATTACAGAATCTACAAAAAGAGGTGGTATTTGGCAATATTTTAATAGAAAAAAAATAATAAACAGAAATACCGAATCTTATAATTTATTAAATCAAAATATAGATAAGTATAGAGGTAAAAATACTAAGGTTATTTTTGGTAATCATCACGATTCTCACCTATCATATACCTACTATACTTCTCCATTTAAAACATCAGCTATATTATCAGTAGATGGTGTTGGTGAGTGGAAAACAACTTCTTTATCTTATGGTGATAAGAATAAAATAAAAGAATTACAAAGTATAGATTTCCCACATTCATTGGGAATGTTTTATTCTTCATTTACTGCTTTCTTAGGATTCAAACCAAACGAGGGTGAGTATAAAGTTATGGGATTGGCTCCATATGGTAATCCTGAAAAATATAATTTAAAATTTGAAGATATAATTTATTCTACTAAAGATGGTGGATATGAATTAAATATGGATTATTTTGAATATGATTGGTCTGATGACCATATGTTTAATGAAAAACTATCAGAACATTTAGGTATATCAAATAGATTACCAGAAGAAGAACTAACACAAGATTATAAAGATTTAGCTGCATCGGTACAATTTCAATATGAAAAATATTTCTTTAAATTATTAAACAGATTATACAGAATAACAGAAACACCGAACTTATGTTTGAGTGGTGGATGTGCTTATAATGGAACTGCAAATGGTAAGATAAAAGAAAAAACAAAGTTTCAAAATATTTGGATACCACCAGCTCCATCGGATGCTGGTTCTTCAATTGGGGTAGCTCTCGAAAGTTTTTATAAAGGTATTGATATTGATAGACATGATAATACTAATCCATATTTAGGTCCTGATTATAGTAAACAAGATATGTTAAAAGCACTTAATGATTATCACTTAGATGTTTACTATGAATGGAAACCAAGTGATATACTAATACCTTACACTGCTGAACTTATATCTGAGAATAATATTATAGGATGGTTTCAAGGGAGAATGGAATTTGGAGCTAGAGCATTGGGAAGTCGTTGTATATTTGCAAATCCATGTGACCCTCAAATGAAATCTCGATTAAATAAAGTAATTAAAAAAAGAGAAGGATTTAGACCTTTTGCTCCTATATGTAAACGAGAAGCATTAACTACTTATTTTGAATATGATTCTGATATACCATATATGAATCAAGTAGTAAAGGTAGTTGATAGATTTATAAATAAATTACCATCTATAACTCATGTAGATAAATCATCAAGAGTTCAGACTCTAACAAATACAAGAGCTAGATATGTTTATCAAATACTCGGTGAACTAGAAAAACTAATTGGATTTCCAATTGTTATTAATACTTCATTTAATTTAAAAGACCAAACAATGGTTCTCACACCAGAAGATGCAATTAAAACATTTTTAAATTGTGAGATGGATGTGTTGATACTTGGTTCTTATGTAGTTCGTAAAAAGATACGTTAACTGTAAAACTCTCTATTTATTACTAAGAACTCTGGTCGTATAATAAAGTGGCTAGAATAGAAACCCAACGAATTTCGGTTGGGTTTTTTTGTACATAAATATATAAACCCCCAATATACCTCTCTAATTGATGTTTCAATATATATCATAATTTTTTACCAAGTATATATCATAGTTATTTGTGGATATCCCTAGTTTTGCAAGATGGAAAAGTTATTCACATTTAATTAAAACAAAAGGAGAAACATATGGAATTTTTGAAAAAAATAGGCTCTTGGGCTGACGAATTAACAAAAATCGGTATTAGTATCATTGCTCTAGGAGTAGTATTTGAAGTACTCTTCAAAGGAGCGGACATCCCATTTTGGCCAGAAGTATCAGTAGTTGATAATATTATGGCTATTTTAGGAAGTTTGAGTGCTGAAGGTCTATTAGGACTAGTTGGTGCCTTTGTACTTTACCACATTATTAAAAAGTAAGAATTATATTAATTCTTCAACGCGTTAAAAGATTAAACCTCACCCTAAAAAGTGAGGTTTTTTCGTTTACTATATTTATATACAACTAATATGGTATAATCATGAGTACAGATTTTGAATTATTTCCTGGTAAAAACCTTAGTGGATTGTTTAAAGATATCTATGATAATCAACAAAACAAGAAACAAAGAATCTCTGAGCTAATTGCTGAAATGAAAAAGGTAATTAGGCATGCTGGGGATATGGCAGTAATTGGGCCAATCATAAAAGATTTAGTTGATACATCAGTTAAGAACGATGATTCACTAATCAAGATGGCAGCAATTGCACAAAGAATAATTGGAGCACAACATAAAGCTGAAGGGGATACTGGCTTTTTATCCGATGAAGAAAAGGAACAATTATTAAAACAATTAGATGAAACTATTTCACAAGTAGCAGATGAGCAAGATGTAAAAGTTGATGAACTCACTAATGAAGTAGAAGAACTTAAACAAAAGGTAAAACTTAATGAGCCAGAGAATATCTAAACAAACACTTGCATCTTCTGCAAACTATTCTAAGGGAGTTAGTTCAATAGATACCGCTGTTGTAGTTGGTGTGATATTAGATGAAACACATCCAAGACTAAGAGATACGGTAGAAGATAGACATAGTGAAGTTTTTAGTGGTGATAAGAATTTATTTAATGTTGGGTGTGTTATTGCAAGGCGTTTGAGTGATAAAGTAACGGCTGAAGAAAAACTACCAATTTACTATCCACAAAATTCAACCAACTTAGATTTACCTATTGTTGGTGAAACAATAGAAATTGTAGGTAGATATTATAGAAGAATACCTGTTAAGTTTTTAAACCAAGGTAGTGCATCTAAAAATGCAGGAAAAAAACAATTTGATGGTTATGATGAAAGTAGTGGTAATAAAGCATCCTCATATTCAAGTGTATCACAAACAGGTACTGCTCAATCAACATCTAATTCAAAAACAGAAGCAAAGTATGGTGATTATTTTGAAATTAATAATGTAAATAGATTAAAACTATACGAAGGAGATAATTTATTTCAATCTCGTTTTGGGCAATCAATTCGTTTTAGTGGATATAATAACTCGGATAATATTCTATCCCCAACTATTATAATCAGAAACAGACAAGATTCTAAATCTTTAAATGATTTAAAGATAGGAGATATCACAGAAGAAAATATTATAGATGATGGTTCAACAATTGCAATAACAAGTGGAGAATACTTATCAGATTTTACACCTGGAACAACAGATACTCCATTAGAAACAACTCCTGAAGTATTTGATGATTATCCAAGTGAACTTAAAGGAGACCAAATATTAATTAATAGTGGTAGAATTATATTATCATCCAAAGAATCTGAAATGATTTTCTTTTCTAAAGGTAATTATGGGTTTGTTTCTGATGGTAAATTTAGTATTGATAATGGTAATGATGGGGCATCTATGAATTTTAATGGAGATGTTAGAATTACTACCAATGATAATAATACTTTTATTCTTGGAGGAGCTGGAGAAATATATCTTAATACAGAAGAAACAACAGAACCAATTGCAAGAGGACAAACTTTAATTGATTTATTAGAAGAACTAATTAATGCAATAAATAAACAAGTATTCTCAACTCCATCAGGACCAACTGCAGTAGGGCCAAATAACAAAGGTGATTTTAACAAAATAAAATCTAAGTTAGATACTATACTTTCTACACTTAATTATACGGAGTAGTTATGTCTTGGAAGATATTTAAAAATAATATGTCTCTTTATATGAAGAATCAAGGAGGTATAAAATCTTCAGATGATTTTGCAGAGAAACTAACTAACGAATATGATATGTGTGTTAGAAGAGGACTTCAAACCGCAAATCAAGTACCAATCATGACACCCAATAAACCACTAATGCTTACATTGGTTAAAATTGCTTGTAAAATTAGTTTATCAAAAAAAAGTGGGTTACATACATTTATAGATGATATAGGAAAAGGAGTATTGGGATATTGGACAGGAGCAACATTATCAAATACACCACCAATTATTCCAGCAATGGGAGCATTTCAAAATCTTTATACTATAACTGGATTTACAACTGTACCTGGAACTTGGGCACCGGTAGGGCCATTGATGCCAACTGATAATACTAATCTTTTTTTAGATAGATTAGTTGCTAGTTTACAAATACATTCTACTACAATACAAGGAATGTATATAACAATTTCACTATATCCTGGGTTTCCACTAGTTCCACCAGCACCTGGAGTACTATTTTGGACAGGTTGGACAATACCATAAAATTAAAGAAGATATATTTATATTAAGAACAATAGATTTTAAAATGAACAACAAACAATTAATAAAAGTAATAAAGACTCTTGTTGAGGTAGAAACTGCCAAACAACAAGAACGTTTTTTATCTAAAACTTTTCCAAAGATATTGGAAGAGGAAGTAAATAAAAGATTAGCAGAGGTGAAGGGAGGTGTAGTCAGCGTTCCCTCTCCGCAGGTAGTTCAAGAGGATGTAATAGACCCATTTGAACAAGCAGAACTTGCACTTGAGGAACAAAGACAAACACCAACAAAAAAACTTTCAAACAATCCTATATTGAATGAAGTTTTAAATAATACAAAGCCTTTTTCAAAAGAACAAAGAAGCTCAACACCAGGTGGAGGTAAATCAGTATTAGATAATCTACCACAACAACAACCAATCCAAGAGAGTATGGATAAAACTGTTGAGTTTACTTCTTTAGGAGCTGGAGCTGGAGTTGGAGGATTAAAAACTCAGATGGCTCATAAAATGGGATATGGTGATGTTGCAACAAAACCAAATAAAACAGGACTTGGTGTACGAACAGGATTACCTGGTCTTGATAAAATATTAAATAGAGATAATTCTACACTTGTAAAGAAATTTAAAACAAGGTAAGGGGTAAAAAATGGCATTTATATTAGATAAAAAAGTAGTAAAGGATACAAAATCATTTAATGATTTTGCATATGGAATTACTTTGCCTGTAAAAAATGGAAATACTGGTTTCTTTGAATCAGCCTTTTCATCATACGAGCAAGCAAAATCTAATTTAAAAAATTTACTATTAACTAAAAAAGGTGAAAGAGTAATGCAACCAAACTTCGGAACAGGATTATCATCATTACTATTTGAACAAATGGATGATAGTTTTGAAGAAAGGTTAAAAGAAACTATTACTAATAGTGTTAACTTTTGGTTACCTTATATATCAATTGAAGAAATTGATGTAAATATGACAGATGAGATGAAAGATAAAAACACAGCAGAACTTAAATTATCATTCACAGTAGGTAATCAAATAGAAACACAAGAAGTAACATTCACAGTAGAGGGGTAACGTATGGCATTAAATTCAGCAAACTTTAAAAGTAATAATGGTAGGGATATAAAGTATCTCAATAAAGATTTTTCTCAATTCAGAAATAATATTATTGAGTATGCTAAATCATACTTCCCAAAAACTTATTCTGATTTTAACGAATCTTCACCTGGTATGATGTTCATTGAAATGGCATCTTTTATTGGAGATTCTCTATCTTACTATACAGATGACACATTGAAAGAATCAATGATGTTATATGCTCAAGATGAAGAAAATGTATTAGCATTAGCAAAATACCTAGGATATCAACCAAAGGTAACATATCCTGCACTAACTAAATTATCTATATATCAACTTGTACCATCTAAATCTATTGGTGAGGGTAAAGTTGAACCTGATTACTCATATGCGTTAAGAATAAAACAAGGAATGGTAATCGAATCAAAAGAAGGAGTAACATTTAGAACAAGTGAAGCTATAGATTTCAATGATGATAGTGAAAGAGAAGTTAGTGTGTATCGAAGAGTTGATGGTACTAATGAGCCGGCTCAATATCTAATCAAGAAAAAAGTTAATGCAATATCTGCTAGAATCAAAGAAGTTGAAGTACAATTCGGTTCAGCTCAAGATTTTTCAAAAATACAAATTGCAGATAAAAATGTAATAGATATATTTGATGTACGAGATTCTAATGGAAACAAATGGTATCAAGTTCCTTATTTGGCACAAGAGATGGTTTATGTTGATTACCCAAATACAGAACAATATGATAAAGATTTAAAACAACATTCTGCTTCAGTACCAAGTGTTTTAAAATTATTAAAAACTTCAAGAAGGTTTACAACACAAGTAAATGCAGATAATACAACTACAATTATATTTGGTGGAGGTACTGCAACAAACGATGAAACACTAATACCAAATTTTAAAAATGTTGGGTTAGGGTTACAATCATCAATAGATAAATTAGGAGCTTCATTTGACCCAGCTAATTTCTTAAAAACTAAATCATATGGTCAAGCACCTTCAAATACAACACTAACAGTTAGATACTTAATTGGAGGAGGAGTTGAATCGAATGTAAAAAAAGGAGATTTAACTAGTATTACACAAATTCAATATGATGATGATTCTACATTGTTTACACCAACTGAACTAAAACTATATAATAAAGGTAAACAATCAGTTGCTGTAGAAAACGAAGTACCTGCTACAGGTGGTAGAGGTGCAGAAACGATTGAAGAAATTAGAGAAAACTCACTTGCAAACTTTGGTTCACAAAACAGAGCAGTAACAAGAAAAGATTATCAAGTAAGAGCACTTTCTATGCCAGCTAAATTTGGTGGAATTGCAAAAGCATATTGTGCACCAGATGGAGAACTTGATAATAACTCACCAACATCAATATTATCTAATCCTGATTCATTGGAAGAGTTTACAAGTTTAGTAACAGGACTTGGAGAAAGAAAGTTATCTCAACAAGAAATAAAAAATGAAGTAAAAAAGTTTTTATCTAGTAAAACAAATAATCAAACTGAAAAAAACAATCCATTTGCAATTAACTTATATATTCTTGGATATAATTCTAATAAGAATTTGGAAAGATTAACAAGTAATACTGCAATCAAACAAAACTTAAAAACATATCTAGGAGAATACAGAATGTTAACCGATGGTGTTAATATTATAGATGGTTATATAATCAACATAGGTGTTGATTTTGAAATTAGAGTTTATGGTGGATATAACAAAAGAGAAGTTCTTACTAAGTGTATAGGTGAACTTAAAGAATATTTTAATATCGATAATTGGACTTTCAATATGGCAATTAATATATCTGAAATAGAATTATTATTGGCAGGAGTAGAGGGAGTACAATCAGTACCTAAATGTGAAATTACTAATAAATGTAATGGAAGTTACTCTACAAATTCATATAATATATCACAAGCAACAAAAGGTAAGATGGTATATCCATCAGTAGACCCTTCTGTGTTTGAGATTAAATTTCCAAACAAGGATATAAAAGGGAGGGTTGTATAATGTATTATTTCGTAACAGCATCAAAAGATTCAACAATTTATTTACAACAACCTACTCAAAATACAGGTAGGGATGAGATATTAGAAATATCTAAAACTTATTATGGTAACTTAAAAGATGTAGCTCATACGTTAATTAAAATAGATACCACTCCATTATCTGCTTCTATTGCAAGTGGTGAAGTAACAATGAGTTCGGCTCATTTAATACTTAACGAAAGCGAAGGAAGTGAAATTCCTACTGATTATACAATTTATGCATATCCTATTTCTCAATCTTGGGATGTGGGAATCGGAACACGATTTGATGATATATCAACTGATGGATGTAGTTGGAACAAAAGAACAACAACTACTAATTGGTTAGGAAATGGATTTGCAAGTGGAACGACTGGTTCGTTTAATGGAAAGGGAGGAACTTGGTACACAGGCTCATCATCATCTCAAGAGTTTTCATATTCAACAAGTGATATTAGTATGAATGTATTACCTTCGATTACTTCTTGGATTGCTGGTACTATACCAAATCAAGGTTGGATTCTAAAACACGATTCGGTTAAAGAAAATGATACAGTTGATTATGGCCAATTAAAATTCTTTTCAAAAGAAACAAATACTATATACCAACCTAAGTTACGAATTGGTTGGGATGATTCATCATTTATAACTGGTTCTCTTAGTGCATTAACTGCCGATGATATTCATGTAACATTTAAAAGACTAAAAACAGTATATAAAAGAGGAAGTAAACCTACAATTAGAGTTTTTGGAAGAGAGAAATATCCTCTTAAAACCTACACCAACGAGTATGCTTATACTGATGTAAAGTATTTACCATCAACCACTTATTATCAAATTAAAGATATAGTAACAGGTGAAGTAGTAGTACCATTTAACGATAACTATACAAAGGTTAGTTGTGATGCAATCGGTAACTATTTTAAATTAAATTTAAATAACTTTGAATATAATAGAGATTACTATATTGAAATAAAAACTGTAAGAAGTGGAGTGGTAGAATATTTTAGTGATAAAGATTTAACATTTACAGTAGAAAAGTAAAGAGATGGCTTTAAAGGATAAATTTAGAATTGATGAACTTGTCAAAAAGGGTTCAAAGGCAGTTCGTAGAGATACGAAAGGACATATTCTTGTCAATAAAATAGATGGTAAAGAAATCAGACCTGATGAAAAGAAAAAAGAAGTTCCATTTGGAACTAAGCCGATAAAAAAATCCAAACCAATATCCCCTAAGTTAAAAGAAGAATTAAACGAACAGCAAATTCCTATAAAAGTAGAGCAAGAATCATATGGAGGAGAAACATCAGCTGATTTAGTAAAACCTAAATATAATGAAGAGGAATTAAAAAAGGCAATTGATGTAAAGGTAGATGAGTTAATAAAAAAACGTAAATTAAATAAAAAAGATTATATCTTAAAATCAAGATATGATAATTTACAAGAAAAATATGATGCAGCTCAAGATGAAATACGAGAATTAAATTTACAAATATCAACATTAGAATCTGAAATAGAAAGCCTTAAATCTCAATTAGATTTGGCATTAGAAGAATTGGATTCTGCGAAATTACAACAATCTGCGGCAGAAAATGAAGCAGCTCAAACAAATGCAAGATATTCAGATTTACTTGGAGATTTTTCAACTGCAATTATAAAAGGTACGAAAGAGGGTATTGAAAGAGTTTCTTTGGCTGCACAAGTTAGAGGTTTACAAGCTCAAAAATATACCTTGAAGGAATTACTTGAAGCTCAAAAAGGAATAGTAGAAAGTTTACAAGCGGCAGAAGCGGCTGAAGAGGCACAACAAGAAGAAACTGCTATATTACGTTCATTAAGTGGACCTCCTAATTCATATAAACAAGAAGGTGATTATGCGTGGAAGATACCAGAAAATAATGTTAGAGACCAAGAAAAACTTGATGAAGGAAGAACATTCTACTTTAGGTCAAATAGAAAAAGTTGTGGTTGGGCGAATGGTAATGATTTAGAACTTTTCAACTTCAATGATGAAAAAGAAGTATCATATTCTTTTACTGTTGTAGCTGATGCCGGTGGACA